CTGAAAGACCTGTAAAGGTCATAACGGTTCCTAAGACTCTCAAGACACCGAGGATTATCGCGATCGAGCCCACCTGCATGCAATACATGCAGCAAGCTGTGTCGCAAAAACTCGTTGAACTTCTCGAAGTCAAAAGGATCGGTTTTAACAACCGTCCTAATGTCGTCTTGAATCAGATCGGTTTTGAACACCAGATGCCAAATCGGCTCCTGGCTCAACGGGGATCCCTTACGGGGTCCTTGGCAACACTTGATTTGAGTGAAGCTTCCGATCGTGTCTCGATTAGGCATGTAGACTCCCTAGTTGCGAATTTCTCTCTATCAAAAGAGATGATTTTTGCTACTCGGTCGTCGAAGGCCTTAGTACCTAAACACGGAGTTATCTCTTTGTTTAAGTACGCGTCTATGGGTTCAGCCCTTTGCTTTCCAATCGAGGCTATGGTGTTTCTTGCTGTAGTCTACCATGGAATTGAAAAAGGGCTTAATCGCCGAGTTGCTAGACGAGATATAATCTCGTTTGGTGATAAAGTACGCGTCTACGGAGATGATATTATTATCCCCGTAGAATATGTGCGTCACGTGATCTCAAGCCTTGAGCTATTCGGCTTCAAGGTTAATAAGAGCAAGAGTTTCTGGAATGGCAAATTCCGTGAATCTTGCGGTGGAGATTACTATGCTGGCGTTGACGTAACACCTGTCAAGGTTCGCAGAGTATTTCCATCGTCACGTGCAGACGTTGAAGAAGTGGAAAGCATTGTAGCTTTACGCAACCTCTTTTACACAAACGGGTTGTGGCAAACTGCAAAGCACCTAGATGAGATAATCTCGAAGGTACTTCCTCACTTCCCGATTGTTGAGTCTACTTCACCACTTTTGGGTCGTATATCTATTCCTTTCGATTATGAAGTGGAGAAAATATGCGATTTTTACCACAGACCCCTCGTAAGAGGATACGTGGCAAAATACAAGTCGCCTAAGTCCACCACAAGTGGATATGGTGCCTTGCTCAAATTCTTCTTGAAGCAGGGCGATGAGCCCTACGCTGACAAGGAGCATCTTCTACGCCAAGGGCGAGCGAAGAGCGCCAGCATAAAACTCAAGTGGTGTCCCCCCTATTAA